GTCATAGAAAGCTAAGTGATCAATTACTTTCCTTCTTGTTGTTGTCTCCCGACGGTTCCACGAGCACTGAACCCTGGTTGGGGCAGTCTTGGGCGTATAGATCGACTAACCTTCGGACGTTCTGTTCCAGCCGGGTCACTAGTGCGTGGCTGCTTAGAATCATCGTTTGAGCGATGTTTGCTCTTGGTCTGTCGATTGCGTTCTCCTTTTCGAGCGTTACCCGAAGGGTCTCGATCAGAGGGACCACGACTCCTAGGTGACCTAGGACTATGCTTGTGGCTGTCGGGGCGTTTCCGACTTCCTGTTGATTTGATTGCTCCATTGTCTTTGTTGACAATAGTAGGGCCAGCTAAGACCTCGCCATCTTGAACAACAGTAATCCTGGGTGATAAGCTGACATCCGTTGGAATGCGTGGCATAGCGGAGATGTCACCATTATATGCATCGAGAGCTTGACAATAGTCTGTCACCTCATTGGGTGTGATTCCCAAATCCGTGGCGACTATGTCCACCCATATCGCCTCATCTGATTGTGGCCATGGATGAGCGATGTGCTCGGTGTCAGTTGCCCAATAGGGCAAATCTGTTGTGTTGGCAGGTCTAATACCCATACAGTTACGCTGATAAGCACGACACCAATTAGATATTATTGGTGTCATTGAATCCGTGACGAGATAGGCCTCAGTCTTGGCCAAGCCTATAGCCACTGGATCATTAACAGTGTCGACGGTGGTATGCAATTTTAACAATGTCCTCAAGGGACTCTGTATGGAAGCTGGGGAAGTCCACGCGTCAGCGTACACGCGTGAGAGGAAAGAGACTGGTTTGCCTCGGGAAGCGCGATTACACACGCGTAGCTCAAACCCGAGGTCAGATGCGGCAAGCTGTATGGTATTATCAGGCACATTGCCCGATTTCAATCCGTCATCACCATACACGAGGCCAATGTCGTCCCACGCCTGTGACGAAGCCATACCAGCATCGCGGGATGCGACGTATGACGTGAATGCATTACACATACTATTACCGTCCGTGGTCAATGGCGATCCACTAAGACGGCTGCACCCTGGTGAAAACACTTGAGTTTTACTCCTTGCTTTTGGGTTTAACTCGTTGTTCAAGTATTTGTCCAGTTCACCGCGACTCTCATCAACGACCCACCGACGGTATGCTGCAAATTCTACATTGACACGAATCCACTCAAGGAAAGTGCCGTCAAATCTGCTGTAATCGGTTTCAACCAACTCAGATGATTTTTGAGCTAGCTTCATAACGGAATCGGCTATATCGTCAGGGGTCCTGCATGGCATATACCATTCAGTCTGTTGTAAGCAGTCCTCCTTGAACGAATAAGTGAAGCTAGATAAGCCCACATTATGTTCATGAGGAACAGTGCTAATGTTTCGCGGATGATTGGGTGCATTGTACGCTTCTCGTTTCTGGAAAGACTTGACCAGCATGTTATACGTGGCATGAAATCGCCCCTGCTCATTGCGAGCTCTCTGTAGGGGTTTATTCTGTCTATCCTCGACGTCACTGAATGTCATTGGCCTTCCTATCCCTGGCCTGGGAACAAGGAAGTTGACAAATTCACGAGCGTACGTGTAATGGCGTGGTTTTATGTTGGCACGCTTCTTGGCTTGCTGTTGCGGAATGGTAATACGGCCACGGATTGTTGCTTTGTCATTTGCAGCACTCTCAGTTGGGAAAGTGGCTGTTTGTGTCAAAGGTCCTGGCGCATATTCACGAGCGTAGGTCTTACCATTGTCATAAGGGATGTCATCATCTAAAGGCTCCGCCGATTGATAGTGGCGAGCTAACTGCCCAGGTGTGTGGACAACCTCTGCAACCGGAGGCACTAAACTGCAGATGTAATAATGCAGAATAGCCGCCTCATTCGGATCCAACTTGCTTCGACGGCAAGTGTCAGAGAGATGATTGTTCTTTGACAATTTGTGTGCGGTACACATAGCCTCAACATCAGCAAGCGGAACATTGGCTGTTGCCAATTGTCCCTCAAGACCTATGCTCATGATAGGTTTGTCACTGATGTGTGTCAAGACGTTGAATATTGGGCGATTGCCGCTCGCATCTGCTGCACTAACACCCTGTTGTCGATAACACATGTATTTCAACCGAACTCCAAATTGTGCTACGGGGACAATGTCCTCATCACATTTGGCGAATGGTACTATACTGACTATGTTTCGATGGGTGCTCAACTCAAATTGGTCGATGGTGCTGGCAGTTGCGATGCGGTTGGTGCTACCTATTCCAGGAACACATACGGTTCCCACGAATGGGACATGCACCCATCCCAACCTGAGATACGACCTAAGATATGCC